CAAACAATTCTGCTGCTTTGTCTTTTGATACTCCTAATTCTGCTTGTAACTTTGCTTTACCCATTCCGTAAAATAAACCTAGATTAATTGTTTTAGCTTGTGATCTTGGTATCTTAGCCATCTCTGCTACAATTTTATGAAAGTCTGTTGATGAGTCATTCTCGTATGCATCAACTACATCGTATACAGTTGGAAATTTATGCAGAGCTGCATAATGCACTACGAGTCTTGGTTCTTGTTGTGAGTAGTCAAAACAACCCCAATGACATCCTTCTTCTGGTAAAAACAAAGATCTAATCATAGGTCCTAGATCCTTATTTCTTGCAGGAAGTTGCTGTAAGTTTGGATTGTTATAACTGAATCTACCAGTAACTGTGCCACCTGCATCCGATCTTATTTGATTTATCTCAGCATGAATTCTTTCATTGTGTTCGTATTTAATTATAGTATCAATAAAGGTAGTATGAGCTTTGTTTACTTCTCTAGCTTGTGCTATTTGTTTTACTACAGGGTGTGGATGTTCCTGTAAAAAATTTTTTGTAAAGGAAGGTGCTTGTGTTTTTGCAGTTCTATCATAAGGTAATTTTAATTTGTCAAAAACTTTGGCAATCGATCTTGCTGCCCATATTTGAACTTCTATGTTACTTTCTTTTTTTATTTGTGACAGTAGTAGGTTTTCTTGGTATTGTAGGTCTTGCTTCAATTTATGAGCACGTTCAACATCTACTCTCACGCCTAAAAAACGCATATCAACCAAACAAGGAAAAAGATCTGTCTCAAGATTAAATATAGATTCTACATCTTGATAAATAATTTCTTTTTTAAATACTTGCCACAACTCCAATGTTAGTTCTGCATCTTTCTCTGCGTATGTTCCAACTTCCATAGCTGGTAACTGCCATAGGTCTGCTTTGGGATCTAAGCCTCTTGACTTTGCAGCTTCAACTAAAGCTACTTCAGATTTACCAAAGCCAAGATAGTCCCAAGACAAACTATTTAAATCATATTTAAATCTATTCTCATCTATAAGACTAGCAGCTATCATGGTATCAACCACTAAACCATTGATTTTTATACCTAATTTTCGTATCCAACATACGTCATACATTGCGTTATGAAATATTTTTGTAGCATCGGATGCACAGATATCTTTAAACCATTCTAAAGTTTTCTTTCTATCCATGTTTGGCCCCGATCCGTGAGCAATGGGAAAATAAAATTTACGACCTGGCACAGCAACAGCTATACCAACTACTTCACCTAAACCAATAACAGAACCTGATCCTCTTGTTTTTAATTCTGGATCTCTTGTTTCTAAGTCAATTGCAATCTCATCATAAGACCTTAGATCTGGATATTCTTCCGGTTCAATCCACTCTGTCTGTGCTTCAAATATTGGTACCTTCACGAATAATCTCTTTCTAAAATCATTTCAAGATAGTGAATAGCTTTTTGAATATCTTTTTCTTTTCCTTTAGACTGGTGCCTACAAATATATTTTATAGCGTTACCCTCCGCAAATAATAATTTATTTTCATTAATAAATTCTGCAGGTTGAATTTTCATTTTTGAGTAATGATTGCCACCAACTTGTTTTTCTAATGAACCATAAACACTAGACTTAAACATATCTTTATGTGTCATAAATTATAACCATACCTTTCTATTTTTGCTCTCATCAAGTATAAATTTTTTCTGCTACGTGTAACTCCAACGTACCAGACTCTGTGTTCTTCATCTCTTTTTCTAACATTTTTTAACACAGATTCTCTTATTTTTCTAGCATTATCTAGTACAAGTAGAACATTATCGGATTCTCCACCCTTTGCTGCATGTATTGTAGATATTTTAACTCTTGGTGTCTCAGTGAGTTTTTCTTTGTTTGATAGTAATAATCTAATGTAATTTTTATCTTCAAGGTTAGCTTTGTCAAAAGCTTCAAACCAAGGGACTAATTCATTCCAGTTATTGTCAGACATATAGTCTTCAACATCATCAACTTCTTTTTGATTTAATTCTTGTCCTTCACTCCATCTAGAATAATAAACAGCTGCTTTGTGTAGTTTAGTGTTTAAACTTTTAAAAAATTTACTTTCAAAAAATATACCTCGTTGTTTTAATTCTTTTGCTATCTGCACAGATTTAGACCTAGTTCTAGTTAGTATTAACCAGTTATCTTTTTTAAGATCTACATTATCTAAGTTGTTAATTTTTTCACATAAACCATCTTCTTCTCTTGGATCATACTGTTTATCTGCCCGTAATCCCTCTATCCTATTGACTATTATGTTTGATATGTCTTGAACTTTTCTTGGCACCCTTCTAGATTTTTTTAACACCACTTCCGTTGCAGGTTCTTTTATAAATCTATCTACATCTGCTCCTGCCCATGCATAGATTGCTTGATCATCATCTCCTGCAAGATATATATCTTTAGTATTAGCTTTTAATATGTCATACATCATCCACTGTATTGGAGATAGATCCTGAGCCTCATCAATAAACACAACATCAAAGGTTGGACATAGGTGTTTTTTGTTTACGAACTGGTGAATCATGTCACTATAATCCACTAAACTATTAGCTTTTTTATAATCAAAATAATTAACTGCTACGTGTTTTAATATGTCAGGATTTATGTCCTTACTATAATCTCCCGTACAATATTCCTCCCATACCTCTATATCTTTTTCTCTAGATTTTAAAATTATTTGAAAGTATTCATTATCGCAAGTCATGTAAGGTGAAGTATCAAAATCACCTTTTGTTTTAACACTAATACTTAATTCTTTTCCAAGATCATCGTAGTGATAGTCTTGCATAACATTTTCTTCTTTTAATCCTAATGTATGAAAAGCTAATGAGTGTAATGTTTGAAAATGTTTTAAATCTTTTTTATTAAAATCTTTATTTTTGTTAAGCATTCTTTCTTTTGCTGTGTATGCTGCCTTTTTAGTAAATGCAAAATAACCTATCTTTTTTACAGGTGTTCCTATTCTTATGTATGCTAAAGCTCTACGAATTAATTTTTCAGTTTTACCTGTGCCTGGCGGTCCGTAGAATTTTTTTATCACAGGATGTCATCCTTATTTTTTCTATCTAATATTTCTACATCTTCTTCTTCTCTTGGAAAAAATGATAAAGGAACTTTTATACAACGAATAGGGTTGTGTGATTTTTTATCTGTGTCCTTTTTAGGGTATCTTTTTAAATGTCCTAGTTCTGCCTTAAACTCTTCTATCAACATCCTACCAGTCTTTTCATATTTCATTTTCCATTCTTTGTTTTTTAAATAATTAAAAAATACTTCCATGGTAAAGTATGCAAAGCCCTCTTCTTTTAATACTGATCCACTACTAAACGATGCAGCACTAACTGCAGGAACTCCGTGTATGTGTTCATCTAAATATTTTTGTAATAATTCTTTTGGTGATGTACCTGCAGGAGGTGGTTGCACTGTTTCTGTTTCTTTTAATTTTTCTATAATAGATTGAAACTCATCTTGTTTTATTCTTGGTGGTGCTATCGGTGTATGTGATGCAATTAATCTTCTACACTTTTCCATGTCCATTAAATAATTAACATCTCTTGCTAATACCTGTTTACTTTTTTCACCATCTTGCTTGTCATTAAAATGAACTGTAAATCTAAACTCAGGTTCAGGTATGTAATCTATTCTAATTAAAGCCGACAGCTGCGGAAACTTCTTTTGTTTGTCTGACATATAGCCAAACTGTCTTTTTGCACACTCTGATTTTATACAAAAATTTCTAATAGGGTCTTGATCACAAAGATGTCCTGCAGTTGGTTTACGCCAAGATTTAATTTTATCTAATACTTTTTTATCGCCCCACTCTTCGTCGTATAAAATGTATTTTCTTGCACCATCTAATACTTTCTTTTCCCAAAGATCTGGGTATTTCTTTTTACAGAAGACCATGTAGTTAAATAAGAATCTGTCTCTTTCATCAGGCAACTTGTTACTATCATCAATTGTTTTTGATATAGCTTGTAGGCACGGTGGTCCATCGTTAAATTCTTCCGCACCACCTTGCAATATTTTACTTATGTGGTCGTCAATAAATTCATTTAATTCTTTTTCACTTTTTAAATTAGACTCAACCACTTGTATGTATTGATCAAAAGTAAATTCTTTACCATCTAAATTTAATGCAACTCGTTCTATTTTATTGTAGTATGGTAGGTTAATAAAATTACCGTTTGTAAAACTACCATCAGAACCTGTACCAAGTTCTGTTTGTTTTGGATATATTTCTGTTGTTGGATCTAACTCTAATGTATATAATAGTTTGTCTAAAAAATTTCTTAAAAAACTAGCTTTGACTTTTTCTTTTGTGTGTATGTATAAATGCAACCCACCACTTTTAGATTTAACTGGTATTACAGGTAGATTATTTTTTTGAATTATTTCTAAATATTTTCTTGGACTAAAATTTTGATATGCTTTTGAGTCTATATCTATTGCACCAAAACTAACCATGCCACTATCGTCACAAGGTTGTATGCCAATAGATTTTTCTCCCTTGAGATGTTGAAGATAATCTAAACTAGTTAATGGCTTACCTGCCCAACCGTGTTTTACTTTAAACTTTCC